CACCAACGGCCCCGGCAGATCCGCTTTTATCGGTTCATGATCGCGGTTCAGCATTGACGCTGGCAGACGGGGAAAGTGTGGACTTGGACTTTGACGATGTGAACGGGCTTTTGGATCTGCAATAAAAAGATGGGAAATCAATATGAGTGGCTGGACAAAATGGGAAGGCGATAAAGCAAAGAAGTTGACCAACGCGGCTATCAGCGAAGCCGTGGGGAATGCCGCGCGCGCAACGTTGGGGCAGTCTAATCAGCAGGTGCCGCTGGATGAAGATACATTACTCACTTCGGGCATGGTAAAACAGAACCCGGCCAACTCAATGGAATGGACGATTAGCTACGGCGGCGGGCCGGGCACGGGTATCTCCCGAGTGCCGTATGCCGTGAAGTGGCATGAGCAAGATGCGAACTTTCAGCATGGAAGAAAAAAGAACTATCTGCGCGACCCGATAAAGACGTTTACACCGAAGGCACTTAAAAAGGAAATAAAAAAAGCATTAAAACGAACATTATGATAAAATCAGCATTCACGCGAATATGGAACGGCAAAAATTACGAAAAAGATGAGCCTATGCCGGAGGCCACAGAAAGACAGGCACAGGCCATGATTGATTGCGGGCAGGCTTACCGCGCCGATGAGGTGGCGATGGATAATACCAAAGATGAAATCGTTGATCATCTAATAAGTGAAGGTATAGCATTCACTGAAAAAATGACGAAACAAGAACTATTAGACCTACTGTAATGATAGCAAACGGACTTGCAGAGTATTTAGCAACGCTGAGCGTAGGCACCACAGGTGTGGATCTGTTTATTCGCTCGATGCCGGATACCCCTGACAATGCGATATGCCTGTACGACGAGCCAGGTTTTGTGCTGCAAGAATCACATACGTTTGATGAAGACGCTTTCGGCAGCCAGATAACGACGCGCGGCAGTTACACCTTTGCTCACGATAAAATATTAGAAATACATCGAATTATAACGAATATAACCGGAACATTTGACGGAATCGAAATCCGACAAACAACCATTCAAACATCACCTTCTTTTGTGGAAAACGATGATGAAGGGCGCGCGGTCTATTCAGCGCACTACGAGCATCACTGCAAAATTGGGCAAAACATAAATCGTAAACACTAAAACACTACTATTATGGCTCAAGAAGTAAGAAGTGCGGGTTGGAGTATCACATTAGACACCGATGATATCGGGCGTCTACTGGGATTTAGCTCATCCGATTCGATATCAGAAGAAGAAGTGGCCGGACTTTCCGACACCGTCGGATCTCCGCCTATCATAAAGGAACAGTATAATGCAACATCAATCGGCTCAACGGCTTCCTTTAATGGAATCCTCATCAAAACGGATGCCGGACAGACCGCCGTGGAAACAGCAAAGGACACGGGATCAGAGATCACGCTGGATTTTACCGACCCCGCAGGCGACGGCTATAGCTTTACAGGCTTTATTACCGGCTATGAAAAGACGGCGGAGAAAGCGGATTCACAAAAGTTCAGCGCCGATATGCGTGTTAATGATAAAGCCGACATAACCGCCGCTATATAATGGAAAACGAACTAACAAATACCGAAATACTTGACCGCGACTTGGAAGAGTTCACGGCCGAGCAGGAAGATTCCTTAATCATTGACTTTGATCAGGCGGTGGCATCGCAACGCGCGAAGGCTATTACCGTCAATTTCGATGGGGATACTTTTAAGCTTCCGAGTGAGGCTCCTGCATGGCTGCCGTTGTTCATAAACCGTAATACCAAGAATGGAGAGGTTCCGGATGAAAAGAACCTTGAAATGATTGAGCGGCTGCTGGGCAAGGAATTTGCTTCCAAGATCGTGGACGGCGACTATAACCATGTATCTTTCAAGCTGGTTAATGAAACCATTCTTACCCCCGTTATGGAGAATTGGGGTATGAGCATGACCGATACTACTAAAAAAAAGTAGAAGCCCACGATCCGCGGCTCCTTAACTGGGGCTGGGCGTATCTGGAAGCTGACTTTTTGCGATTCTACCAGATGGATTTGGTTGAAGAGGTCTTTGCGAACGCAATGCCGATGCGTCGGTTTATGATTCTTATCCGCGGGCTTCCGGCCGATTCAGCGTGGGCGTATTTCTTAGATAATGATGAAGGCCGCGATATGGTTAATTCTAATATTAATATGTGAGATAATTTTGGCCTTTTCTGTAGGAAGTCTTTCAGCAAGTGTAACAGCCGACCAAAGCGGATTCAATGCCGCCATGAATGACGTGCGAAAAAAAGGTACATCAGTTGCTTCACAAGTATCGAAGAAATTCAATGAGGTTGGAGATTCGTTTATTTCGGCGGGTAAAAGTCTGACTACAAAGTTGACGCTGCCTCTTGCAGCATTGGCGGGGGCTTCAGTCAAAGCCTTTGATACTCAGATTAAGGCTGAGATGCGCCTTGCCGCGGCATTAAGAGCGGGCGGGGAAGAGGTTCAAAACAACCTGGCCAGCTTTAAGGAGTTCGCGACAAACCTGCAGGAGATTACAACCGTTGGCGATGAATCGACATTAGGGATGCTGCAAGTGGCTAAATCTATGGGCCTTACAAATGAACAGGCAAAACGTGCCGCCAAAAATTCTATTGCATTGTCTAAGTCTATGGGCATGAGTGAGAAATCTGCAATACGCTATACGGCCGCGCTGGAATCAGGCGAATCCACAATGTTGGCTCGTTATATTCCTGCTCTTAGACAGATTGATGACAAATCAAAACGTGCGGCGAAAGCACAAGAGCTTCTTGCTAAAATGTTCAGTGCGGCCACAACAGAGGCAGAGGTTGGATTGGGGCCATTAACGCAAATGTGGAATACATTAGGGGATTTCTCCGAGCAGATCGGGGAAATCGTACTAAAGCGAATGCAGCCGTTCATTGATGCTATTGGAAAAACGGTTGATTGGCTTAAGTCGTTAGACAGCGGCACTAACGAGATCATTGTATCGGTAGGCATACTGGCTGGGGCTATCGGCCCGCTTCTTATCGGTATGGGAGGAATATTGAAGCTTGTACCCTTACTTATAGCCGGTTTTGGTGCCCTTACAGGGCCAATAGCGTTAACCGTTGCCGCTATTGCAGGAGCAGCAGCCCTTATATATACAAATTGGGATACTCTTGCCGCCTATTTTACCACCGGCGACGGGGCGGAAATGTGGCAGACCACAAAACGTATTGTTACTACCACAATGGGTGCGGTAAAATTAGCTATTAAAACAGCTGTTACAGAAATAAAAAGAATATGGGGTTCTATTGCCGCCTATTTTACCACCGGCGACGGGGCGGAATTTTGGAGTTCATTAGTTGAAACAGTTTCAACATATATGAAAGCCGTATGGAGCACCATAAAATTTTATATAGGGGTGATAAAAGCACTATGGGATACTTTTGGGGATAGAATTATATCAAGGTTAAGTTCAGCCTGGGATCGTATTAAGATCATAACATCAACGGTGTTTCGTGTACTTATTGATATTGTTACAACTGCATTAGATCAAATAACTAATTTTATAAATTTATTTAAAGGAATCTTCACTGGTGATTGGCAGCTTATTTGGGATTCTGTTAAAAATATTGTCATCACTTCCGTTAATGGTACCATTAGCGTCATTGAAAGTCTTGTTACCGGCTCCATGGATTTACTCATATCATTTTTGGACAGCTTAGGGGTCGGTGATGCAATCAAAGAATCACTGAAGGCTGGCCGTGATAGCATTAGTAAATTTGCAGAATCATTAAAAATTTCTAAACAGGGCATAGATAAAAACACAGAAGCTGCCGAAGCATGGGGGGCCGCTGTTAAGGCTGCAGGAGACAAAGCTGAGGAAGCCGGGAAGAAAGCGGCCAATGCTGCATACGGCGGCGGCAAGGGTAGCGCCAGCGGTGGATCCGAAATAAATATTGGGCGTGCGGATACCAGTGGTATAGTGGTTCCGGATATTAGTTCTGGTACGGAAAATTATATAGCCAACCTACAGTCGATGAAAGCTGCAACCGGAGAATATAGAAATGTTACTGATGCGGCACTGGGGAGGACAAAAGAAGAATGGAGAATTTTTAATGAAAATATGCAACAAGTTACAGACCAAACAAATCAAATAATTAATCAATTCTTTGTCAACACAATTTCTTCTTTTGCTAATGGGTTGGCAGAGATGGCATCGGGAGCTAAGACTTTTGGTGATATGGTTTCGGGATTAGTATCACAGCTTAGTAACCTGATGATAGAAATTGGAACGCTCTGGGTTTCATTTGGAACCGGGTTTGCAGCGGCAATGAATCCGGCTACACTTTTTGCATCTGGGGGAACATCGGCAATTGCTGCAGGGGCAGGCCTCATTGCTGCTGGGATTGCACTGAAAGGGTTATTAAACAGCTTCCACGAAGGCGGCATTGTACCCGGAGGCGGTGATGTACCTATCATGGCCAAAGGCGGCGAAGGCGTTTTCACGAAGGGGCAGATGGCAGCTATGGGTAACCTGCAACCCCGCCAGTCAAGTTCCGGCCTTTCAGAATCCTCATTGCAATATGCGTTTGAGCGCGCCCTATCCAATAAGATGAGCAGGCTGGGGCCGAAAGAGGTCTTTGTCCTTTCTCAGCAAGGGAAAAGAGGGTTTTAATATGGGATTACTCGCATTTTGGGAACAGCAGACGACATTAGGAACCACCGACCGCATAGAGATTCATAAAGATGGCTTTAGCGACCCCCCGCGGGAGCTTATATCGGATAGCAAGGGCTTTACCTTTAGCCATGACGAAATTACAGCAGAATCAAGTGATGGCTATTTAAGTCCGTTCGATAATAAAATACAGCAGGGCAAGCTTGATTTTTATCCGAAGATACGAGGGGCAGCTGATGAACAGGTGTTGAAAGAAATAGCTGATGCGGCCGATAATACTGTTCAGATTATTTGGAAGATTGACGGCGTTGAGGAATGGCGCGGATTTTCAAACAGCAAGCTATTGCGGGGGCGCGAGGCGGCTCAATATACAGGACGTATCCGCGCCAATGATTTTGAAATAATGAAGGGCATAGATTTTTCCCCCTTGACCGCACGGCAGCCATGGATCCAAACCATAGCTGATATTTTTGCCAGCGCCGGATTTGCCCTTAATATCCAGACCTCGACATCATGGATTATTGACGGCGGCGTTGATACAACAGATTTTCTTTCGCAAGCGGAGCACGATACCTATGCGCTGCAAGAATTCGGAAGGACGGGGGATGAGGCCAATGAACCCATCACCCTTTGGGAGGCGCTTGAGCATGCGGCTGAACCCGCACTTCTTATCCGGCAGCAGCATGGGAAGATATTGGTTGAACAGCTTACGGCCTTTGCTAACCCTGCGGCCGTATCCCAGACGACCTATGATTCTTTGGGCGCCGTTGTAACGGCTACCGCCAATGTTGACCGCACACAAAAAATTTGGACCTCTAAGAATTTAGGCAGCCCGCACGTTAAAAATACGACTGAAACGGACAGCTACCCCGGCATAAAGCAGGCACGGGTTAAGTTTGAACATCGTACCAAGGTTTCAGGGATTCAGTTTCCAAGCATCGTTCGATTAGATTCTGGTAACACAGTTCATCAAGAAACACAACTAATAATATCTGATGGGTCGCAGCGGATTACAATGTCTGCTGACATTCAAGCAGATATAAATAATGGCGAGGCTAATGGCCGGGTTGAATGGGCAATGCAGGCTGGTACTGATTATTGGAATGAGGCTACCCATGATTGGCAACCAACGACCGTAATTAATAGCAAAGCGTTAAGCTTTGTAGGGCCTGGTGCACAGTCAACAGCGAGCGATTTGTGGATTGGGACCCTAAGCATAGAAACTGATAATCTCCCGCCTGGTGCCGATGGGGATCTTATTATTTCATTGTATCGCGGGTTAAGTGATTTAAATTTCGCTAATGAGACACGATGGGAGCAGACGAGCGTTACTGTTATCAACCCAATTGCAGCAGAAAATACAACGTCCATTGACTACCAATTAACCCAAACGCAGGGGTATAGTACAAAATTTGAACTGGAAGACACATGGTATGGCGAGGGGCCTACTAATTATGCACGGTCGGCTATAACCCTTGCCGGAATGTTTCTTGCAGACGCCTTTGCGCGACGCGGCGAAACTAATTATCGGAACTATCATCGTGTGCTTCTTGAAGAAGTAATAAACCCACAGCGCA